ATTACTAAATTCTAATTCATCTTTATCATCATTGTTATAAGCATAATCATATGATAATGTATTTTTATTAGATTTATTTTTTACACTATTTTCTTTTCTAATATGTAATAATATTTCATTTCTCACACATCTATATAGATATGTTGAAACTGCATACCCCTTACTTTCATCAAAGGTTATTGCTCCTTTGACTAATCCAATTGCTCCAATATCATAATAATCTCCTAGGTGTCTATATAAATTCATTTTCTTTAATACATCATAAATAATGCATTCATTTTTTAAAACCATGTCCTCCTGACTTTTTGTTAATTTCCTTTGTTCCATATACCACCTACTACTTTACAATTATTCCTCCCTTAAAATATTTAATAATTCTTTTTTATATTGATGATCTTTTTCTCCATCTTTAGGTTCTGCTAATCCCCATGGTTTATTAACATATTCGATTGCTTTTGTAATTTTTTGCTGCAATTCATATATTCTTCTTGCTTGATCTTCCTCTATTTGTTCGCTTGTTACTTTTAATACCTGGTACTCTTCTTTTAATAGAGATATTTCCTTTTGCAATTGCTCTGTTTTTGTATCTACTATTGCTTGTACATCATTATCTGTATAACTCATAATATTTCCTCCTACTTATTTTTTTTCTTACTTTCTAACATATTATATTTACCAGCAAGATATACTAATGCTATTATTCCAAGAACTATTACACATATCACTGCAAATATAAATTCAAATATATTCATTTATTATCTCCTCCTTCTTTTTCCAACATTTTTCTTATCATATCAACATAAAATGTTCCTAGATGGTTTCCACTTTTTTTATGAAACCAGTCTATTAATGGACCATTCATTTCAAAGCGGTATACCCCATTTTTATTAAGATTAGTTTCTAACCATTCTATTTCTTTACAAACTTTTCTACTATTTGAAGCATCTTTATCAGATATTATTTCTTTATATTTTTGTAAGATTTCTTCCATTTCATGTATAAAACTATATACAAATTTATAGGAACTATTATTATTTTTTGGTATTTTATATAAATCACATAAATCATTCAAATCTTTTTGTTCTTTTTTTATTTTATCTTCTAAATACTTTATAAACTCTTTTTGTTGTTTATTATTTTGAAAACTAATATTGATTAATGGTTTAATAAAATCGTGTGCAAATTCCTCAAAAGATATTTCTTTAATATCATCATACTTACTAACTAAAGTTTCACTCATAAAACCACATATCTCTCCGTTTTCAAAGAAGCAATTTAAACTCATATTACTATCGCAAGGTCTCTGACAATAACAATAATCACTACCGTTTGGATTATTTTCATATTTATAAAATTTATAATATTTTCTTTCTTCAAGTTGTTTCTTCAAGTTTTTATTTTCTCGTTGTAATTGTTCTGATAAATCTTTATAAAATTCTAGTTGCTTTTTAGGATTAGTTATACTCGCTTCATATATACTCATTTAGTTTCCTCCTTTAATTATCTGCTATTTCCAAGTAATCTAATAAATCACTATAGCAATCTTTACACAATGTACATAATTTTTTGTTATCGCAACCCTTATATGTGTAAATTCCTATTCTATTTTCCTTAATAGTAACTTTCCTGCATTTACAACATATTTGAGCGTTTCTTTGAGATACATTATTTAAATATCTCGTCAACTCTAAATCTGACATATTTCTTATATCGTCTAAATTCATTCTGACACCTCCTTTAATATATCTTTTAACTCGTTAATTAAGTTCTTAGTTCTAGCACCACCCATGTAATTTTCCTTACATAAACCATTTTGAACTTGTTTATCTAGTTGCTTTAATTTATTTATTGCTTTACTAATTACTTTTTTTAATTTTTTATTCTCTTTTTCTAATTCCCAACACTCGATTTCAAAATCTTCTAAATGGCATAACACATTGAATTTATCTTTTGCTTTTGGATCGGTGTATTCACCAAAAATGAGTGTTCTTGCTTTCATTTCTTCTTTTAAACTTGTTTCTTCCAAAGTTAATGGTTTCATTCTGACACCTCTTTTAATATATCCACTGCATTTTCAAGATATTGCTCTATATAAATTTCTTCTTTTTTTCTTATATCTAATTCGTGTAGTCCTTTTTTTAATTCCTCTATTGCCTTATTAATTTTTGTATCTTTTTCAGTAATTTCTTCTCGTAATTCTAAAATAGTACTTTCTCTTCTGTTATTACTTCGTTCTAAATAGTCAATTCTTTGTTGTAATTCTTCAACTTTTTTGCTATTTCCAATTCTTCCACTGCAATCAGTTCTTTCACAATATTGTTTCTTTAATTTTTCATTTTCTTTTCTTAACATTTCAATCATGTCTAAATCATCTTGCCACATTTTAATTTCTTTATCTGTCATTAGAATAACACCTCCTCATTTCTTACTTTTTTTACTCTATAACTTTCACCTTTTATTTCTATTACTGCCGTTGCCATTTCATTGATCCTGTCTACTGTTTTATCCATAAAGTTTCTACTTCCTACTAAATCTTTAATAGAGTAGTTGCTACTAAATATAGTAGGCTTTTCTTTGTTATATCTTTTGTTAATGATTTCAAAAATCTTATCTTGACTAAAATTATCGCCACTATTTTTAGATAAACTTTCTGTCCCTAAATCATCTATGAATAAGAAATCCACATCCGCAATGCTGTTAATAACATTATCATCTGTTTCTGTTGATTTAGAATTGTATGTATTTCTTATTGATTTTAAAATCTCATAGAAGTTAGTAAATAATACTGAATATTCCTTTTCCATTAATTCGTTAGCCATGCAAGCGGTTAATACTGTTTTACCCACTCCAGAATTCCCATAAAGATAAATGCCATATCCCTTGTTAAATACTTCACATGAAACATCACAATATTTTTTACATCTGTTAAATGCTTCTGCAAAACTTCTATTTGTTAAATCTAAATCAGAAAATCTTATATTTTTATATCGTTTATCTATTAGTGATCTATCTTTTAGTTTTTCTATTCTTAGTAATCTTTTTCTTCTATCTTCTTCCTCTTTAAGCCTTTGTTGTTCTTCTGCATAGCATTTACAAACACATCTCCTGGCAATCAATTTACCTCTCCAATCATTGCCTACAAACAATTTTTTTTGATTGCATACAGTACAATAGATCATATTATCTTTTATGTATTCATTTTCTCCTAAACTGAATTTTGACAAAATGACATTCCCATTTTCATCTATGTTACTATCTATCGTACTTGGATAAGTCTGATTCAACATTTCCTTGATAGCCTGCACTATTATCTTCCTCCTTATATGGATAAATATCGGTCCAGTTTTTTAATATGGATTTTTCCAATATTTTAATTTGAATTTGTTTACTATTTGACAACTTACATAGTTTATTAATTAACATTGTTAATGCTCTATCTGTCATAGGTTTTTTTATTAACTGTCTCATTTTTATATAGTCGCAAATAGTATTTTTGACATCGTTATCTTCAACCATAGAATTTAGAATTTCATCGTAAGATGTTTTCTTTCTTTCTTCTTTATTATTATTAATATTACTATTATTATTAATAATATTATTATTAGGTAAACTTTGTTGCATACCCCCCATTAAACTTTGTTGCATACCCTGTTCAACTTTGTTTACCACCCCATTAAACTTTGTTGCATAGTATTCACAAAATTTAACACCATTAATTATTTTGTCAATTTTGCCAATATAACCTTTATTAACTAATGATTTTAAATTTTTCATTACACCCTGTTTAGTGGAATTAGTCCAATCAGCCAAATATTGAAGTGAGCCATTATATAATTGATTTTCGGCTTGACTAAAGCCATAAATGATAGAGTATATAATTAATTCGTTACCTTTTAAATTCAGTTCATTAATCATCCAACCTTGTATGGTTATATAATTTTCATTTTTTATTCTACTCATATCCTTGTCCTTATCCTTTCTAGGTATGTAAAAAGAGTACCTATACACAACCCACAAATTATTTGTTAAGGATAGCCTGTGGGCTGTGTATAAATACTCTTCATGCTACCCTTAACAATATCATTTTACCATTTATTTACAATTGTGTCAACTACTTTTTTACTATTTGAAGCATTCTATTTAAGCCTTTATAAAATCCTTCTATATCCCCTGAAAGTATTTGACCTCTCATTGTCTTATATGTATTTTTAGGTATCTTGTATTTATGTTTTTTTAATTCTTTTAGTGCTTTATTAACCATTTACTAACACCGCCTTATCTCCTGTTAATTCTTCCCATCTTTTAATTATTACATCACAATATTTAGGATCTAATTCCATGTTATAAGACCTTCTTTTATTTTGCTCACATGCTATTAATGTAGTCCCACTACCAGCAAATAAATCTAATACAATATCTTCTTTCTTTGTATTGTTTTGAATTTGATAATCAAATAATTTAACTGGTTTCATTGTTGGATGTTCTGCATTTTTAACTGGTTTATCAAAATTTAATACAGTTGTTTGTGTTCTATCACTAGCCCATAAATGACTTGCTCCCTCTTTCCAACCATATAAGCAAGGTTCATGTTTCCAATGATAATCTTGTCTACCCATAACCATAGAGTTTTTGTTCCAAATTAAACATTGTCTAACTTTCCAACCGTTATCAAAACAAGCACCTCTAAAGTTATATCCTTCACTATCAGCATGCCAAATATAAAATACTGCTCCTTCTTTCATTACACTATCTGCACTTGCAAATGCATCTCTTAAAAATTGTCGGAAACTATCATTATCCATCTTATCATTTTTAATTTTTAAACCAGTACCACCTTCATAATCGACATTATAAGGTGGATCAGTAATCAACAAATCTACTTTTACACTATCCATTAATTTTTCTAAGTCATCTATAACAGTACTATCTCCACACATTAATCTATGATTTCCTAACTGGTATATATCACCTACCTTTGATTTTGGCTCTTCTACTTCCTCTAATGCTTTCTCAACATCAAAATCATCTTCTTCTGTTTCTGGTTCTTCTTCAAACATTGACATATCAAATTCAAATTCTGACATATCAATATCTTGAATAGCCTTTAATTCTTCTTCTAATTTAGCAAAATCCCATTCTGCAATTTCTCCAACCTTATTATCTGCTAATCTAAAGGCTTTAATTTGTTCTGGTGTTAGATCATCAGCAATTACACATGGAACTGTTTCTAAACCTAATTTTTTAGCAGCCCTAATTCGTGTATGTCCAGCAACAATAATATTATCTCTATCAAGAATAATTGGTACTTTAAAGCCAAACTCCTTTATGCTATTTGCTACTGGTTCGATTGCATTTTCGTTGTTTCTTGGATTGTTCTCATATTCCTTAATATCATTGATGTTAATTTCTATGATGTTCAATATCTTCACTCCAATTTAAAAGATTTCTTTACTTAACATTTCTAAACAAAATAGTGGTCCTGTACCTGTTGGTCCATATATTCTTATATAGTCATAATCGGCATAATAAACTAATTCAACATCTTCCCTATCTTTAAAATGCTCCACTAACATCTTGTACATCTTATCTCTATATTCATAGTAATTTGGTAACTTTTTTAATTCTTCTTCTATAGTTCTTAATAATTCACATTTACCTTTAAAATGTTTTCTATAATATTCATCAATACCATAACTCTCTAGTTGCCCTGATAAGTTTGTATATGTATTATCTTTTTGAATATCAAATATACTTATTTGCTTCATAGACACCTCCTTTCAATATGCAACATTACCACTATCTTATATTGCACCTATGTAAGCACTAACTAGCCTAGATATATCAAGGCTTTAACCTCTGTTTTTTATGTAAAATAGTTTTTGACTTTTTTTAGGTGCTTTTTTATAAGATTAGAGTGGAAATTCCACCCTATTTATTATCTTTTTTCATATTAATTAACTTGTCTGCTAAATCTTCTAGTTCTTTGTTTTCACCAAAGTTTTGTATGACTAGATCAATACAATAAATTAATTTAGTTAGTTCTTCATTTGTTAATTCCATTTTAACACCTCCTTTATTTACTATTTGAAGCATTGAAGCCCTTAAAGGACTTCAACTGCTCCAGTTTCTTTGTTGCATTTAATTTCTGTTTTCTTCCCATCAAGTTCAAACCTCCAAGAATAAGTAGTAGGTGTTTCCTTATCAACATACCAGCCTATAACTTCATCAAACTCTTTATATTTTGATTTGTTAAAAACTTTCTTAATTCTACTTACTGCTTGTTTGTTTGTTAGCATTTTGTATTTCCCCTTTGATGTTTTAGTAGGTTATCTCCTAACCTCTATATATATAATAACATATATAATAATATATATCAATAGTTTTGTTTCATTTTTTATCTGTAATTTATTATTTGAAGCATATTACTCTTGACTATCTACAAATCTAGTAAAGGTATTCTTATATCCTCCAATAGCATAATCTATATATTCACTAGTTTTATTAATCCTTGCTTCTTGCACTTTTTTATTTGCTAATTCAGGATACTCTTTTTGTACTTTTCTTCTTGCTCTTGTTATACTTTCAAATGCTGGTAATTTATATTCTTTATGATTTAACATAACATCATAAAATGGTTGTCTAATTACCACATTTTCATTAATTAACTGATATACTCTATACAATAAGACAAAATCATCTGATCTAGTATCTTCAAATCTAATTAAAACATCTTTAACCATATCCTCCACTTTATATAAATCAGTTTTCATTTTTTCCCTCCAATTCTTTCATTTTTAATAATATATCTAGATAACCTTTTTCTTGTGTCTTATTGAAAGTATCTACTAAAAGCACTTCTAGTGTTTTCCAATTTGCTTCCAACTTACTTAATCTTGCCAATTTCTCTGCTGTATATAAACTTAAATATTCCCCTTTCATTCAATCACCTCTTTTTTACTATTTGAAGCCTAAATGTTTAATCAAATAAACTGATTTGTTTTTTTGCAGTTTGTTTGTCGTTAGCATTTTCTTTTTTTACTGATTCTGTCTTATTTTCTTTTGCCTTAGCCATACATTTACTGCATAATACTAAACCATTGTATCCACTACAATAATCCCATTTTTTGCAAACATCACATTCATCTTTATACAACTTCATCATTATCACTGTTTTTCCTTCCTAATATTTCATCTGCTTCTTCTTTTGCATAGGCATCATATCCATATTGTGCATTTTTTTGTTTATTACTAGTTTTGTATACCTGGTTTAATAATATTTTTCTGTTTCCTTTATTACATAGTTTGTTTTCATTATCATGAAATACTTTCATTAGTTCTAATTGGTTCTTATATATTCTTCTTTCACTTCTTAATTTATGTAACTCTTTGATGATCTTATTTGCTTCTGCTGCTTTAATAGGTTCTAGTTCTATGTAATGCAACCAATAATCTATTTTCTTATCAGTTATAGATTGTAAAGTAAATAATTCTTCAAAATACTCTTCGTTATCTTCTAATAATTTGATTGCATTGGAGATGTTATCTAACACATTTATTTTATTTGGTTGTTCCATATATTCTTTCCCAACCATTCAGAACTTTTATAACTAAGAGGGCAATATTTACATTGGTTTCTCAATGGACGTCCACAATTGCCATTAATCATTGACAATGATGGACTTGCAATCGTCAAGAAATTTCTTATTTTACAAAACAATGGAATTTTATTCTTATTTTTCATTTTATCATCTCTCTTTCTATATATATTTCATGCAACATTACCGTTATGTTATATTGCACCTAGTAGACATTGAATAAACTTATATATATCAATGCTTTAACTAGTTTTTACTATCTAAAATAGTTTTTGTATTTTTTGATACCTTTATTTTAGATAATTCAGTATCTAATTCTTCTGTTGTTGTAATTTCTTTATTTATTACTTTTTTAATTGTTCCTACTAATATTGGAATATCGGGAGCAATTAGTTCATCATAATGATCTAATAAATAACTTGCTGCTTTTGATATTTTTTCTTTTATTTCTTTATCAGTCATTTATTCACCTCCCATTCATACAAGATGATTTACTATAACCTGTTCCTATATCAATTCCTATATGTAATGATTTATTTATTAAATCTTTTTGCAATTGTTTTGCTATCATTTCAGGAGTTAATATTATTGGTGCTGCTGCTGGATTAATAACATCTGCTTGCACTTTATCTATACTTTCTTTTGGTATTAAGCAAGCACATAATGTTTTGTTATTACAATTTTTATTATTTTTACATTTTTGACATATGGGATTAATCATTGCTCCAGTTTCTAATTTTTCTTCCATCTATTCACTCTCCTTTACCATAGCAACAAATCAAACATTGTATATTTACCATTTTTCTTTAATACATGTTTTGCTATTTCATTAGCACCATTTCTTTGAATACCTATTGATTCATAACTTTCAACTCCTTTCATTTTGTTTTTAACATTTATCCACACTTTTTTTCCTAAAATGTTATTGATTTCTCCAATTGTATAACCTTTTAAAAATAATTTTATACATTTAAGTTCTTGTTGGTTTAAGTGTGCCTTTTCCATTAATTCATTAAGATATATTTTTGTGTCTATCTCATGTTGTGGATTATAAGATTTGTTATAAATTACTATCGGATTTTTAAAATCAAGTTTATCAATAATATCTTCTTCATAAATTTCATGCCTTACCTTTGATGAATTAAGATAATTGTATTTCCAAAATTGTTTATCAGCATTGTATAGCTTTTCAAATGTATAATTCTCTTTATGTTTAACTTGATATCTGTTCCATAATACTAATAATTTGTGTATGTAATAATCATATAAATCATCATATTCAACATATTTTATTGTTTTGATATCTACCTTGCATAGGATTTTTACCTTGTCATAGTATTTTATTAATTCTTCCATCATACAAACATTTTACCAATATGATACTTTTTAAAATCTTGATATTTCTTTAATAGTTCTTCTTCTTTTTTTATATCTTCATCAATTTTGTCAAATATGTTTGCTATATGCTTCTGTGTTTTAATATCATTATGTATTACTAATTCCATATAATTAAATACATCTGGTTGTATGTTTATCCCTGTTTGATATTTAGAAAGAAATGCAGGCAATTGATCGCTTATAAGATAATATAAATATTTGCTATTAATTAACTTGTTGTTTTTAACAATTAGCACTATATATTGACTTTCTACATTAGTATCTTGATTTAAGTAAAATATTTGTCCCTTACTAGCAGATACTTGAATAATGATATTTCCTTCACTATAAACTTTATTTTTCTTTGCTCTTTCAATATCAACTAAATCTAATAATTTCACTTCTTTATAATTTCTTAAATCCATATAATCACCCTAACCACTCCATCATAGGTTTTATTGCTTTTGAATAATATTCTTTTTCTTCTGGTGTAGTTCCCTCTAACTGTTCAAGCATTCCTTTTAATTGTTTTTCACATTCTTTAGTTTCTTTTTCAATTTTAATAATATCCTGTACTACTTCCTTTAAATCTGGTAATGGTTCGGTTTCAAACGTATCAACATATCTTGGAATATTTAAGTTATAATCATTTTTAACTACTTCTTCAAAACTTGCTAAATGTGAATATTTTTCTATTTCTTTTCTATTTTTGTATGTTTCTATTATTTTGTTTATTTGTTCATCATTCATATCATTTTGTTTTGCTTGCTTTATGCAGTTTTTAGAACTATCTATAAACAAAATATTTTTATCTTGTTTATTTTTGTTCAATATTAATATGAATGTAGGAATACCTGTATTCAAAAACATTTTTTCAGGAAGTCCAATAATGCTATCAATTAAATTATTTTCTATTAATTGTTTTCTTATTTTTCCCTCTGCTTGTCCTCTGAACAATACACCATGAGGCAATATCATAAATGCTTTACCGTTATCACTCAATCTATATAGAATATCTAATACAAATGCAAAATCGGCTTTGCTTTTTGGTGCTAACTCATATCCTTCAAACCTTTTATCATATTTTGGCTGCCATTCTATTGAATATGGAGGATTAGAAATGATGGTGTTATATTTAATATCTTGTATATTTTCACTTTTTCCGATTACACTGAAATCATTACTTTTTTTCAGTGTGAAAGTATTTATTATTTCATTTTTCAATACATCTTTTTGAATTATTAAGGCATCTGTATTTCTAATTGATAAGTTAAACAACAATATAGGTATTGACCTAGAAGATAATTCTTCACATTGAAAAGTTGCATTCTTATTTTCATTGTAAGTAAACAATGTTAAAGATCCTGTTCCACTGCATACATCTAATACACTATTTTGTTTATCTTGTAACCTTGCTATTATTTTACATATACTATCAGGAGTATAATCTTGCTTTAATCCTTTTCTATCACTATGTTCTTCTTGAAAATAATCTCTAAAAAAATCGCTTGATAAATCAATGTCGTACTTCATAAAATTATTAAATAGTTTGTTTTTTTCTTCTTCATTTAATAATAAAGTCATTAACTTATCAGGTAATTCAAAACTCTCTTTTATTCCTATAAGTTCATTTATTACTTTGCTTGTTATTTTTTCTTTTTTTTCATCATTAAATAATGACATTTGTCCATTCATATTTCCTCCTTTTACTATTTGAAACATTAAAACTTCACATTTTCTAATTTCTTTCGTTTTTGTTCTCCAGATGTTTTAGTATAAATTCTTGTTGTCTTTAAATCGTTATGTCCTAACAAATCTGCTAAATCTAGCACATTCTCTGGATAACTTTCTAAAAATACCTGTGCAAATAAATGTCTAAAGTTATGAGGATGTACTTTATCTTTATTAATCCTAGCAATTCCTGCAATTTTCTTCATTTGTCTCCAGATGGTTGATACTGCTGGCATTTTACCCTTACACTTTGGATCAGTTGAAAGAAATATGTAACCGCTCTCTATACCTTTTGATTTATAGTATTTTTTTAATTCTCTTGATAAATCTTGCCTTATTACTATTTCTCTATCTTTTCCTTTGTTATATACTTTGATATTCTTTCTAGGTGTTTTTTCTAGGTTTTCAACTGTAAAATACTTTAATTCTCCAATTCTACAACCTGTCATACCTAAAACTTTAATTATGTAATATAATTGCTCATTACCTATTCTGTTTGCTATTCTTAATAACCTCTTAAAGTCTGCTATGGTTAATGATTCTTCATTGCTGCTCTGTTCTTGCATTTTATATTTTTTGATAGTTAAATCATTTAATCCTAACCATCTTAAATACTTGTTTAATGATACTATCCATATATTCATACTCTTTGGACTTTCTGTTATGGTCCTTATATAGTCTTTGTAATCCATAGTAGTATCTTTTGTTATCGGTTTTTCATCATCAGAAAGCCAATTAATGAATTTCATTACATTATTTTTATATTGCTTTAATGTATTTACTTCTTTTTCTTCATATCTTAATTCAGTTATCCATTCATCAACCCTTGATAATAGTTCTTCTTTATTCATAGTTATCACCTAAAAAGGAAGATCATCATCTGATGTTTGATTATCTGTGAATGGAATTTGTTCTTTTGTTTCAACTTGTTGTTGCTGTTTTTGCTCATTTACAACTTCAAATTCAGATATAAATATGTATTCATATTTCTTACCATTTACTTCATTACATTTTAACCAGGCTTTTTTTATCCTAATATCTGTTTTGTTTTCTAATTCAACATCTTTTTTAAACTGGCAATTTTTATACCAATTAACATAATTACCATCTTGTTTTTTATCACTTAAACTTAATGAATAGTATCCATTTTCATTTTTAAATACTTTTACTGGATAATCATCACTTGTTATATTCATTTCTATACCTCCTAATCTTCTCTTACAACTGCTCTTGAAATTAGCCTAACTACTTTTTTAATTGTAGATGTTCCAATTAGAAACTTTACATATTTTTCCTTTGTTTCAACAATGCTAATAATTTTAACTAAATCATAATCATTTTTGTTTTCTACTATTGCATAATCTCCAATTCCAAAAACATCATATATATCTTTTTCATCTTCTAACATCCAATATCTAACTATATTTTCTGCGTTAAGTTTTCCTGCTATTAATTTCATATTTTCACCTCTTTTCTATTTATATTGGTTGCAACATTACCTATATATTATATTGCACCTATGTAATCATTGATTAAGCCTTATATATCAAGATTTTAACCACTATTTTTTATGTAAAATAGTTTTTATGACTTTTGGTAGTAATTTTTCTTTATAAAACACAAAATGACAGGTTGATGCTCTAGTTATATATTTTATTTTTATGTCTTTTCTACTAATAAATTTTTCTAAATCAACTGTCCATTCAAAGCGTTCTACTTTCATTTATTCTTCATCTCCTTTAAATAAATTTATTATTTGAAAATTTCTGTCTATATTTAAACAAAAATTTTGGATGGTACTTATTTAGTAAATGCAACAATAATTTTTCAATAATACTCTTTAAGTATCTGAAAAACCATATTGTATGATTTACCACTTTGTAATATTGCATTACATTCACCTTTCATATTTATTGATCACATTATATTTAGTTTTCTTTATTGGAATAAAAATCTGTATAATCTTCAATGGCTTTTATTTTGTTGCTAAGTCTCTCAATTTCATAATCTTTGAACTTTATCTCATTTTTATATTTGTCTAGTAGATAACCTAATTCATCAATTACTTCTAAGATGTTTTTTTCATTCATTGCTTTGTCCTCCAAAGAAAATTTTCTTGCAATACTAATAATACAAACTTGTGTTCTCTATTTCAATTTTTCAGTTAATTCTACACATTAGAGTTATTATCCCTTTTTCCATAACAACCACATATCAGAATATTCATCTATTAGTTCATCTTCAAATACCTCATAGAACCTTTCCATAAGTCCAAATGATGGATTAGATTTGCCACTCTCAATATCTGAATAATGTTGCCTTGTTATGCCTAATTGTTTAGAAAAGTATATAATGCTTTTCTTCCCTTTTTCCCTGGTTTTTCTAAATTTAATTAGATTAAATCTCATATTATTTTAATCACCTCCTAACAATGTTTCTTATTGAAAGGTAATTTTACTTTTTGAAGCATACACTTCACCTCACTACCATCTATTACCATTTTACTATATTTAAATAATTTTGTCAATAATAAATTGTCATTTTCAAACTTAAAGTTTTACTTTTTGAATACTTTAGTGTATATTTATATTTGATAAATTAGAAAGGGAGTGTGGAAATGACTAAAATACAAAAGTCATTAGATACTAAGGAAATTGGAGAAAAGGTTAGGCAATTAAGGAAAGCAAGATCAATGAGGCAAGATGAACTTGGAGAAGTTTTAGGAGGTTTAAGTAGAGGACAAGTAAGTAATTTAGAAACAGGGAGAAGAAATTTAAATATTCATCAAATAAAAATATTAGCAGACTTTTTTGGAGTATCTTTAGAAACATTAGGATTAAAAACAGAAGAAGTAGAAGTTAATGATTTATTGGCTCGTGCAAAATTAATTTTTGAAAATGATACTGTACCTTTTGAAGAAAAGCAAGAATTGAGTGAAGAAATTATGAAAATGTATATCATAGCAAAGGAGCAAATAAAAAAATAGAAGTATCTCTATTTGATACTTCAAGGAGGTGATATTTTATGCTTTAGAGCCATATATTAGTTTTATCTCTTTTTAATTTTTTTATTTCTTCTTCTGTATAGAAGCAGTTTTCATTATCTTTAAATAAACGATTGCAAACATCATATAATCTTTGTAATTGTTCTTTTGTAGGCTTTTTTCTTATAACAGTATGTTTCATAATATCACCTCCTAATCAACTATAACAAAATTGATTAAGAATATATTATTAAGATACTTCTTTAACTTTAATTTTAATTTTTAAATTATTTTGGTTGGCATATAATTCATACAATAACTCATAGAATTTAGTAATATTCACATTATCAATCCTTTCTTATCACATTGTGAAAGATAAACGCTTCAAATAGTATATTTAATAACTACATTATGAAACAAAATATAATATTATTACAACTAGAATTTAAAGGGGATATTGGGAAATGAAAGCAAAAAGAATATCAGGATATGTTAGGGTTTCACACGATGAACAAAAGAAATATGGATATTCAGTTCAAGCACAAATAGATAGGATTATAAGGTATGCAGAAGAAAATAAATGTCAATTAGTAGAAATATATGTTGATGAGGGGTTTACTGCTACAAAAATGAAAAGACCTGATTTATTAAGAATGTTAAATAATCTTGACACTTTTGATGTACTTGTATTTACTCGTTTGGATCGTTTCTCTAGAAATGTATTACAAGCAAACAAAATGGTTGAGATTATGGAAGAATACAATGTAGCCATTAAATCAATTGAAGAAGAAGATATTGATACAACTACCGCTGATGGTAAGTTCAACTTCAATTTAAGGGTATCACTCGCCCAAAGGGAAGCCGAAAAGACAAGCGAACGGATTAAATCAATATTTGAATTTAAGATTAAACAAGGGCAACCAGTAAGTGGTAACCAACCTTATGGTTATAAAATCGTAACCAAAGACAATAAGAAAACAATCGTTAAAGATCCTGAACTTATACCTATTGTAAATGATATATTTGAATATTTTGCTAAACATCATACTATAAGAGGCACTATGACATATATTAATGGTAAATACGACATAAGCAAGAATTACAATTGTATTTATAGAATGCTAACAAGTACTGAATACTATGGACTATATGAAGGTAATCCTAATTACTACCCTCCATACATCACAAAAGAAGAATTTGAAAAGAATGTACAAAGAAGAAAAGCAAATGTTAAAGGAAGAAAAGGAACTAATGTTTATCTATTCACCTCCCTAATGAAATGCCCTTTTTGTGGGTTTAAAATGGTTGGTAAGTTCACCAAAAGAAAAAACAAAAATGGGACAATTAGAGAATACTGGGGTTACATTTGTAGCAACAACCAAAGAAATAAAGCATGTGCTAGTGGTAAGGTTATTAATGAAAATGTAATTTTAGACTTCCTTTTAAAAAATGTTGAAAAACTCGCTCAAAAACATATTGCAGAAGTTATGGAAGTTAAACCAGCAGATAAAACCGATTTACCTCAAAATCGGATTAATGAAATTTTAGAGGAAATTGACAACTTAAATTATATGTTCCAAAAGAAAAGAATCGACATTAAAAAGTATGATAAAGAATATGAGGCACTTGAAAAAGAACTAGCAAACTTACAAAAAGAAACACCAAAGGAAACTGATATTACTATATTAGAAGAATTTTTAAAGAGTGATTGGAAAGATGTTTATAACTCTTTAGACAAAGAAAATCAAAGGGCTTTATGGAGAAATTTGATAAAGGAAATTAAGCTTAATAAAGATTTTAAAATAGATGTAGATTTCTTATAATATTCGTGTTCATAACTACATATAGCCAAGTGGTTAAAGTTAGATATGAACATAAAAGAAACCCTTGATAATCCTATGTTATCAGGGGTTTTCTAATGTACCATACTATAAAATTTTATAATTAATTCCATTACTTCTTTTTCATTGTATCTATCTTGTATCATTTCTAACACCTCATGATATTCAATTTCTTCTTTCACTTTTTCATTATAAATATCTACTGCTTTGCTAAGTTCTGCATACCATTTAAACATAAAATACCTCCAATATAAATTAAATTTTATTATATTAGAAATATTATTTTAAATCAAAGAAAAAGAACCCTTAAAGGGTTCAGGCTTCTTTAAATATTTCTATGATTGTACTTAACATTTCAACTGGATCTTCTGTGTCGTTTATTTCATCAATCACTTCCCAGTATTCAAGATGTTGTTCTTCTTTTCTATTTGAGTTGTATTTATCAATAGCCATATTTAAAATTTCTGCATATAATATCATTTTCAATTACTCCCTTAAAATTTATTATTTGAAGCATAAGAGGGAAATTAATCCCTCTCTTTTTATTTTACTATTACTAATTTTGCTCTAAATCTTGCAAATGTACTTTCTACTATTTCATATTCAAATTCATCATCTGCTACTACATGCATATTTGATATTAATACTGCATTTATATCCCTTTCTGACAATCTTGTTATTGCCTGTGACATATTGTTTACTGTTTCTGCTGTATCAACTCCATGTAACATTGCATAATTTAAACACTTTGCAATTTGATCTTCAACATCTTTACCTTTTGCTAAAATAAGAAGTTTCATTTTTTGTTTTCCCCTTTGATGTTTTAGTAGGTTATCTCTTAACCTCTATATATATAATAACATATATGTTTACACAAAACAAACAAAATACTTCTATTTGAAAACTTTTTTACAAAAAAAGAACTTATATAAGTTATGGTTATTCCCATGACTTATTAAATTCTTTATCTTTAAACAAACTAGATAATCCACTAATTTGTTTTAATCTTAATAGTTCTTCTGCATCCATACCTATATTTTTCATTATCCAAGCATCACTCATACCACTTTCGACTAAATCAGCAACTATATTTGTCATTAATTCAATTGAGTGTGATCCTCTTGCTCTATTATGCCTGATAGTACTAGCCATTCTATTATCTAAGTCTTTATCAATAACTACTACTGGCATTAAACCATTTTCTCTTTCATAAATATCTTTATGCTCTAACATAGTTCTATATCTATGAAAGCCATCTACTATTTCATATTTATCTTGGTCTTTTAGGTAATAGCAGACAATAGGCATTGTGTATCCATCCTCCAATATTGATTTATAAAGTAATTTCATTTCAGGAGGTGCTACACTATTTGGATTATAAGCATTTGCTTGAATTTTTTCTATTGGTACTGCCTGTACATTATAAACAGGACTTTTATAAGTTTTCATATTTTCTCACCGCTCTCCTTCTCTTTTCTATTTCTTCTTTAGTCTGTGCAAATCCCATATATTTACAATAATAATCGTTTTTGATAATACATACACACATTCTTTTATAAGTAGGTACTTCCTTAAAATTAGTTACATCTAAATCATCAGGATATTCTTCAAAGGAAACTACCCTTTTAGTACTAATTTTGCTTGTATTTCCTTTATCAATAAAATCATAATTATTATCTTTTAATTCTTTTATAGTATTTTCTTCTAATACTCCACCTTTTTCTTTCCAAAATTTTATAGAAGTATTTAGTTTATCTAGATAATGTTGTTTTGTCTTTTCATCTAATGTATTTAATAAAAAGTAACAATATTCTTTCCAAGTAAAGTGATTAGGTTTAGTTATCTTCTTCCAACCCATTGCAGTTGTATCACCATATAATCCCATAAAATTAACACCGTTAATTCTTCCAACCATCTTGCCCCAATTCTTTGGATCTATTACTTTGTATAGCTTTAATGTTGCTCCAGCACAATCATTAAAAGGACTTGCTACTCTCATTTGTTCTATTGTTAATCCTGCTTGATAGAATAAATCATATAGTTTATTATATGGCTTGTTAAATTTAGAATTATATACCCATATATCAGAAGTTTCCCAATCATAAATAGGATAAGTGCTATATAAATCTTTATTCCATACATTATCTACTATGTAATTCTTTTTTTTATACTTTTTAATGTTTCCATTCATTGAAGATATTAATATATGTCTGTTATAACTTTCACTTGCTCTTATTCCTATAACACTAGCAGTCTTCCCATTTTTTTTAGTAAACCAGTTAAAAAAATCTTTAGGTATTTCATAATCTTCATCATAAATATTAAACTCTTTGTTATTCTCATTAATCACATATTCATAATCAGGCATATCCCTAACCCAAATATCTTTTTTTGACTGTTCCCAGGGTATCCAATAAGGCTTTTGCATATTACAACAACATTGTGCTTTTATAGGTATACATAACCAGTATCTTTTTATATCATTAAATCTTTTAAATGTTTCATCTACAAAATCTGTTGTTTGTTGATACTGTGCTTCATAATCTAAATGTACTACTCCCAATTTATATAATAAATTATGCTTTTTGGCATAGTCATAACACATTTCTAAACATACAGAACTATCTTTACCGCCACTAAATGAAACAAGTACATTGTCAAATTCATTAAATATATATTTGATTCTTTCTAGTGCCGCTTCATATACATTTTTATCTAGATATTTTTTAGCCATTCTATCCCTCCATTCATTTTTTCTTTAATTAAATTTTCTAGTGTACACTTTCTTTTTATATTTTCTAGAATCAATTTGTTAATCCCTAAATCAGTTAAAAAATAAGTATATTTTATATCTTTTTCTTGACCTATTCTTTTAATTCTATATTTAGACTGCTCTAATTTTGCATAATCAAAGTTAATACTGGAATAAACTATTTCATCACAAAATTGAAGATTTAAAGAATATGATCCTACCCCATAAGTCATTAATAAAGGAATATTATTGTTCTTAAAATTATCAATTATTACATCTCTTCTTTTAGTTTCTCCAGTGATTAAATAGCATTCAACTCTATCACTTATATATTCAATTTCATCTAAATAATTGCAAAATACTATTACTCGCTTGTTTTTTATGTATTTAATTAATTCATCATTCTTTTTTGTATAGTTGCTTGCAATTACATTTAATGAAGTAAGCATATTTATAATTACATCTGATGTTCCTTTTTCTATGTACTCACTTAATTTATTTTCTTTTTCTATATAATAGTTATCTTCATTTTCATAAGAAATATAAATATATTGGTCCTGTTCTTTTTTATTAAATTCAAAATTACATTTGAATATATAAGGCTCTACCATTTTATAAAGTAGTTCTGCATTAACTTCACTAAATTTATAAAAGGTATTTTCCTTATGACCTTTTTTCTTATATGTTATTTTTTTAAAAAAAGTGTTTTGGAATTGTTGCTTTGACATTTTCATTATTAGAGGTGATAAGAAGTTCATTTGATTGTATAGATCAAATTCATTTTTTGTTAGAGGAGTTCCATTGAGGATTAATGCATATTCACAATGCTTTCTAATTTCTAGTAGTCTTTTATATCTTTTCGTTTCTTCATTTTTAATAAATATGCTTTCATCTGCTACTATAAATACTCTTTTGTTTTCAAGTTTACTTAATAATTCTAAATACTTAACATCACTAGAACTAATAGTCTCATAACCAATTAATATGTATGGTGTTTCTAATTTCCATTTGATAAATTCATTTTCAATATTTTTTAAAGTGCTAAATGGTGCTATATAAACTAATAAATCACATTTATTATAATCAACCAATTCAATTGCTACTCTAGTTTTGCCTGTTCCCATTTGCATAAATAATGCTCCAACTTTTAATTTTTTAAATTTTTCAAAGGCTTTAATTTGATTGCTATTCATATCTTGTGACACTGCCTTTTTTAATATTAACTTTGTAAATTCTATGATCAAACTTTGCTATAAATTCATTTTGTTCATTTAATATTTCGGTTTTTTTGTATGTTTTATCTTCTTGAACTTCACCATCTATTACATCGGTAAATGTCCAATAATAAGTAACTTCACAATCTGATATTTTTAAATAATTTAGTATCCAACAAGTGTCAGGACATTTAAGTTGATTATATTTCATTTTTTAACACCTCCTCAATTTCTACTTCTTTATCTATTTTTTCAGGTTCTTTAACAATTAAATATGTACTATCTTCTTTTGCTCTAGTACAATCTTCCATACAATCAAACACTTCTTCAAACTCTTCTGCATTAATTTCTATTTCATCAATAACATCAAATTTATTATGTTTACCATTTCCATATTTTTTTAATTTAAATGTAAAATCATCAGTGTACCCAATACTTCTAGCATAAGTATTAGAACCATATCTAACTAGTTTAGATGGATGCCAAAATTTATATCCTGCATATTTTGATTTATTAGGCATTTTTATTAAGGTTGCCTTTCCTGTTTCAGTTTCAATATTTTGAATATTAATTTCAATACTATGCCATTGCATATATAAAATCATCTCCATATTCTTCTGTATAATCTTTAACAATTTTATAAACACCATCAACATATTTGCAAAGCATCATATGTTCATTTTTTGTTTTATCTTCCATTAAGCAATGTATTTGATTTTGGCTTTCAAAATTCCAATGATCTGCTAATCTTAAACTATTTTCAGGTTTATGCCCCCAACTTATATTTTTGCTATTATATGTGCTTGTTGAATAAGGACTAACACTCATTTCTCCCCAGGTTTCAATTTCTTCAAATACAACATCATAAAATTCTTTTGTAAATACCTTTTTTGTTTGTAAATAATACTTATAACAATTTTCATTATCTTTGCTGAATTTTTCAAAGTATCCATTTACAAGTCCTTTTAAATATCCAAAACTTGTTTCATCTAATATTTTTTCTTTTTCATTAATCATTTCTGTTAGTTTCATTTTAATCCTTCCTTCCCTTAATTACAGTATATATTATAGCATATATTATAATATATGTCAAGTGATAATTTACAATTTTCTGACTTTTTAACAAAATAAAAAAGGACTATATTAGTCCTCTTTGATATCCAATGTTTCCATTAATGCTTTTTGTAAAATTGCTGATACATTAACTCCACTTTCAATGGCTTTTTGATTTAAATATTTAGGTAAAGTTACTGCTTTAGTAATTGATTTATATTTATCCTTTTCTCTAAACCATTTCATATTTACATCAATATAAATTAATTTTTGATTATCCTTTAATTTGATTTCTTTAGGATCACTAGGTTCTTTGATTTCTCTTTCATCATTTTCTAACTCTAGATAATGTAATCCTAATGTTTCTTTCCCTTTTTCAATAGTATCTTGTATGGATTTCCCTCTAGTATGACAACCTTCTATATCTGGGAAATAAGCATTATATAACTCTTTTTCAGAATGTTTTTCAATAATCATAGGATAACAAATAAAATTTTTAGTCATGTTTTCCCTCCTCAATAATATATATTATAACACATATTATATTATATTCAAAATTTAAAACAAATTAACCATTTGAAGCAATTTATTTATACTTGAATATTCAATCATTTCTTCTTGCTTCCTTTTTCAATCTTAATTGAAACCTGGGAGTTTTCCTCTAAGTATTTTTTGAAACTAGGATCAAAATTGCCAATAACTATCTTAGCAGTTTCCCAGTTATTTTCTAATATTGCTATTTTTCTATTTTTCTTATCTAAAATTGCTGTTAAAATTAAAATAACTATTAACAATACAAACACTAATATTTCCATTTTATTTTTCCTCCTTATATATGTCGTAATAAACCTTTCCTTTATAAATACAGTTCTTTCTCATATTTTTCAAAAAACTTATTTGCTTATTTAATTCTAATATTTTTTCATCTCTTTCTCTTATAATCTTATTTAATATTTTAAGTGCTTTCCCTTGTTCTTGAAGTGCTTTTCTATATTCTTCTTCTGTTCTCTTCCCTATTGTTGTTTTCACTACCAGCACCTACCCAACAAATAGCAACTAATACATATTAAAATTAATGATAATGCCATTAATATTTTTTTAGTTGTAGATAACTTTTTCATTTTCCACCTCATAACATTGCCTAATGTAATTATCTTGTATATATAGTCTTTCTTTTAAGTTTTCAATCATCATAATAGCAAATCCTAATGCTATAATACTTACTACTGCTATTGCTGTAGTCAACACAACTATTAATTTATTCATTCTATCACCTCACAATACATATAATTATTTTCATTTTCCCATTCTAATTCTTTTATATAATTTTCATAATCTGCTATTTTTTTATTCAAATCATCAGACATTATCATAAACATCATCCACATTACAAAACACCCCATTCCAAAAGCAACACTAAATGTTACTATTAATATTTGGCTTTTTTTCATTTACTACCCTCCATTTTTTTAATTATATTGTCATAAAACAACCATTTTTTATAAATTTTATCTTCTTCTTTTCTTAACTTTGCAGCATCATTTTTATTACTATCTAATGCTAATCCTCTTAACAAACCCCACTGATTCTGTAATTTATATCTTTTGTCCCTTATTTCCTTTTTCATTCTTTAGTTCCTTTCTTAACTTGTAGATCAATTTATTCTGCTTTTTAATTTTATCTTTAAGATTATCGTTAACTATTATTTGTTCTTTCCAATTCTTCCTTAGATCTGCATTCATATCTATTGCTGTATTATGTGCTTTTACTAATCTTCTATATCTAGGAAAAGTCATTAACCAATCTATCTTATCAGTGTCTTTTTTAGCCATTATTTCACCTCTTTTAATATATCTAATATATCTATATAGAATTGATTAAACCATTCATCTATTTCTTCTGTTGTGTGGTCTCTAAATACTAGTTGATGATTTTCTATATATTCTATTGCTTCGCTGATTTTACTATTTTGTTTTAAATATGCCATTCTATAATCTAACATTGTTTCATGATATTCTGTTTTTAATTGGTTTAACTTTTCATTTTCTTCTTTTAATTTTTCAATTGTTTCTGTTAAACTTTTATATTGATAATCTTCCATTATTTCACCTCTTTTAATATATCTAATAATTCATTTATAAATTTATCTTCTAAACTGCAAATATCATCATATTCCTCATACCAAAACACCAAATTTTCTATATAGTCTATTGCTTTATTAATTACTTCTTTTTGTTTTTTATTTTCTTTGGATAATTGTTTATTTTCTTCTCTAAGTTCCTTTTTGTCAGATATAAGTTCTATCTTTTCTTCTTTTAATTGTTTGTTGAATTTCTTTAATGACAAAATTAATTCATCCATTATTTAGCCTCCAATTCATACATTTTTTTTACACCAGGCAACCAATTTGGATTTAAATTGTTAGGATCGTTGTCTACTCCATCAGGGCAATATGTAAGTTTAATTTGTTCTAATGTGGTTAACCCTTTATCAAAATAACAATATTTTAAGGTTCTTATATAATCATCAATGCCTTCCTCTAATGTTTCATATTCAACAAAAGCACCATTTCTATAAAATCCTCCGAGATTGTTGCTATTTAAAAATAGATTGCTAGTATAAGTTCCTGTTTCCCATCTGCTTATTGCTATGCTTATGTTTATCTGCTCTTTTGTTAATCCTAATTCTTTTCCTTTTTCTTCTATCTTGCAAGATGTTTCATGTTCTCTTGTGCATTTCCCTTCTACTACTACTGGAACTCCCACTCTTTCAAATATGTTTGTGCTTATTTCAAATTCCATACCTTTAAATGAATTTTTTAATGCTAGTCCAGTTCCTAATATCAATAAATAAATAATTGATACTCTTGTTATTCTTGGTAGTTTCATAAATAATTTAGCAATTAAATTATTAAATCCTCTAATTAATAAATATGCTGCATATACCAAACCTACAATCAAACAAATAATGTTCCTTAGTAAATTTAATCCAACTTTTTTTAAACTTCTTTTGATCTTTCTTTTCAACCTATTTTTTTTAGAATATCTTACAACTCTACTATTTGCCCCCTTTGTATTATTTTCCCTTTTCATCTTTTTTCCCTTTCCTTTTCCTTTTAATTATTCTTCTATCTTCCTATATTCAAATGCTATTAATTCTTCTCCTGTATATATTGGTATAAAATCTTTATCCTTTAACATGTAATTTTTTAATAAACCTCTTATTATTCTTTTCATTTCTTTTATTCTCCAATCTTTGGAAACATCTTTCTTAGTTCCAATTTTTCTTCAACCGTTAATTCCCTAGCCTCTATTTGCTCTTCTTTCTTGATTAATTCTAATCTCTTTAATATTTCTTTTAACATAACTCTCTCCTTATCTAACTAACAAATATGTAAATATTGCTATCTCTAAGTAGAAAATTACTACTCCTAAAATATTCTTTGTTTTTGTTTTCATTTTTTATCCTTCCTTCCTTAATTACAATACTATTATAGCATATATTATTATATATGTCAAGTAATAATTTACATTTTTTACAATTTATTACATTTTAATAAAAACCACTAAAAAAAGAACTAGATTCTACTAGTTCTTTTTAATTCCTCTACATCTTCTTTTATGTTTTTAAAATCTTCTTCCAATATAAAAGTTCTTTCCATTACATTGTTATGCTTTTCTACCTTTTTTTCTAATTGTTCTATTCTGTATTTTATTAAATTTATTCCTGCTAGTGATCCTATACAAGTTCCTGCAAAACTTAATGCTCCTACTATAACAGTATCACTCATTAGAAACACTCGCTTTCAATGCATTAACTGCACTTTCAATTAATATCTCTAGTTCTGTTTCACTAATATCAATACCTTTTTCGTTTAGCCACTCAATTGATTTTTCTTTTGCTTGGTTAAACTTTTCTTGGCTAGTTTTCTTTACATCTAGTGTAGAACAAATTTGTTCTACATATTCTACTGTTGCTTTTACTACTTCTTTTTTTGTTTTATCATTGACATATTTTTCATAAAGTTTCTTTATTCTTGTTCCTAAATAGGTAAATACTCCCACTAGAATTAAATTTATAATTTCCAATATATTATTTTGTATTCCTGCTAAAATCGTATCCATTTATATTTTCTCCTTTCTATTAGTTGATACCATAATTTCCTAAATTGACGGCTGATGAATCAATATTTAATGTTCCACTATATTCATTTCCAATAATTCTTCCAGCAGTAGCATAAATACTAGTATTTGATTTCCCAGTAACATATATTCGATTAAAACATACTAAATCTGTACTATATGCACCATATTGAGACATACCAGTTGCAGTACCACCATCTATTGTTACTTCTGAATTTGACAATTCATCAGCACCCCAAATACCATATATTATACCTGCTGTTCCGTTAGAAATTTTTATTTTGCTATTTCTTACTATTCCACCATGGACGCCATAGATAGTATTTGCATTGTATGTATTTATTACTATGTTTGCATTTTCTATGGTTACTCCAGGACCACAATTAAATACTACAAATATACTTTGAACAGTTGAAGGGCTTCCTGGTATATTGATTGTCGCATTACCAAAATCTAATATGACACTTCTATTAGAAGATGTTGTTCTAGTAAAATCAAATATCGTTTGATTTTCTATTAAGGTATCTACTCCTAAAGATCCACTTACTGATATTTTCATTGAAGCATTATTTGCTGCACTTGAATAATCTCCTGTTCCATTTAAGAAGTTTTTTACTATATTTGATAATGCTATATTGTCACTAGAACCAGTTGCTATATAACTGCAACTTGCTAATTTATCAACTTTATCTTCTAATGCTTCAACTTGGACTACTACACTTTCTGCTGCTGTTCCACTTACTGATTTTTTATTAACAAATTCTACATCTTGTGTTGCTACATCTAGAGGAGTTGTTAATGTAATTGCTGTTCCAGTACTATTGATTGTATATTCAACATCTTTTAATAGTCTCATTCCATTTATAAACACATTAAGAACATCTAAGCCATTATTAACATAGTTAATTGAAGTAGGTATAGTTATAGTTGTTTGACCTATTGTATTACTTCTATATACTGCCTGATATTCTCTATATAAACTTGTTGCTGTTACTGTATCTTTAATATCATCAAACCAATCATTAAAATTTGTTGTTTGATTATTAATAAAATCTTCTTGTGCTGCTTGATATTGATTGAATAATGTTGTTGTATCCATTTGATTTATTAATCCTGTTATCCAACCACAAACATCATTATCTGGTCTAGTATCAGTTATATTTGCAGCAGTTATTGAAGTTGCATTTTTACTTACCCTTACATATCCTAAAAATATTTCTGTAATGTCGTTTGTTCTAGTGATTGTTGGATATGTTGGATTAGTTGCTAGTGTACCTTCTTTAACTGTTAATATTATATTTCTATTAGTTGAACTCTTTCTTATTACTATTGCATCATATCTATCCAAAATTACATCTGCTGCTGTTAATGTAATTTCAGTATCACTTTCAATTTCAAAATAATGGTTATCGACATATCCTCTACCAGACTTAACAATTACTTTAAGTCCACTAGTACCAGGAACTACTTGGCAAGCATTAGATACAGTTGCAAAAACTCCAGTTTCTGACACCAAACCTTTAAATCTTTCATTTACATCTTCTGCATTGTAAACTCTATCTGGCGTGTTATCTGTCATTAATGCATTAAAATAGCCTGCTTTTAAATTTGTTTCCATTTAAAACACCTCCTATATTCCAAAAGTTAATGTTATAACTTTTCCGTCTTGATCTTCACTCTCTATAACTTCAATTATTCTTGCATTTATATATATGCCATTCCAACTCTCTTTTTTTATGGTTACAATATCGCCCAATTTGAAATCCTCTTTATATTTAAATCCTTTTAATATAACTTCTCCAGCAAATGCGACTGTTATTGAGGCTAATTTATCTAACCCTTCATCTTTCATTTGGCTCTCTAATTCTGTTTCAGTTATATCTTCATTGTTAGAACTTATATTTCTTTGGTCCACCCAAATTTCGCTTCTGTCAATTCCAGAAGGTTCAGAACTTGTATTATAGACTTCTACTATTTTTCTTGATAAACCTTCTCCTTCACCAGCAACATAAGCATAATTAGTATAAGTACTTACATCATTATCATATTCGGATTTTTTCAAATTATCGTATTCATCACAAAAAACTATCCAAGAATTTTTAGTTTGGTTATAGGATCTGTCTACTCCTTTATACATTTCAAAATATAATTTTCCATTTCGCAAAGGCATTTTAAATCCCAAACCATTTGCTTCACAATTTTCCTCTATTTTTTCCAGTAAATTTGCTCCAGTTATTTGCATTTCTATTTTTTCATTAATAGAACTATCTATATTTCCTAATTCAAGAAAACTGATATTTCTTTTTGGATTGCTTGCATTGATAGCATTTATATAAACTAAATTTCTTATATTATCCTGTAAGTCTCCATACAATTGTGTTTGTTGAGATACTATCCTTGATCCTAGAACTTTACCGCTCGCAAACCTTCCAGTTACAGTTATCATATCTCCTGTTTCTGGTTCATTTTCAAGATGTATCTTTTCAATAACACCAATATTATCTTCGTCATCATCTCTGACAATATAGTAACCATTTAATATTAAGTCTAATTTATCTTGTGTTAATGCCATATATAATTCAAATTCACCTGTTTTATAGTACCTACTAGACCAAATAACACTTGCATTATCTATTATCCCAAGTCTTTCAAAGTTCTTATTTACAACAATAACTTCCATACTAAACACCCTCATAATTTGAATAGTGTTTGAATGTTATATTTATATATTCATTACCACTAGTAGCAGAATAAGTGAATATATTATCCCCTGCTCCTACTTGCAAAAATTTACTGTTTGGAGTTAAGTAATTAAATATATTTGTTTCTTCTGCATTTCTTATCAATTTAATTTTTTTGTTATTTGTATATGTTGTTATAATTATTCTATCTCCACTTTGAAGTGTATATGGTTTTTCAGTTGTTCCTAATCCTATAAACTCTTTCGTTTCTCTGTTATAAATCATAGGATTTACTATAGTTCCCCTTGCAAATATTTCAATTTCCATTCCACTAGAAATATCGCCTTTATTTATTAAATTTAATATTTGTATAGTTTCATATGTACTAAATGGTTCAGGATTAACTCTATAAAATGGGAAATAAAAGTTTCCTTTAACAGTATCTATACTATTAATCATTTCTTCTACATCTTTCCACCATACATCAGGGCATAGAACTGATATTTGACAAGTTGTTAGCATTTGAAATTGATCTATTGTCAAACTTTCAACATTTCCATCTATCCATACATTTCTATTTTCATTTTCAAAATAGATTTTTATATATTTACCATTTTTAACATAGTTGTATAGATTGATTCTATTTTCTTCAACATTGCCTTTAATATACATATCAATAACAATATTTCTTGTCCCTGTTCTCTCGTGTGTTATTTCAGCACCATCACCAATATTATCAACTTGTGAAATAGAGGCAGCAGGAGGAGTTAAACCATCAATTTTTGAAACAACATAATTTTCTTCGTTTTGTGTAAGACTTAATTGCTCGCCTTTTGAATTTTCAATAATTAATTTATACATAACTACCTCCCTTTGAATTTAATAAATTCTTAGATTGTCTCCATATTTCTAATCTGTTTAATGGTTTTGGTGAATTATTTGTTTGATTGAAATTATAATAATTATTAACAGTTCTACTATTTGAAGCATTTTGTTGATTACTACCTGCTACATTTGAATTTAAATCTAAACTAGGAAGATTAATTTGATTAACCATTTTATTTAATGCTTTGTTTATTTCTTTTTTAGCATCATCAACTTCATCAATAGCACCTTCACTAATACCCATTGTTAAATACTTTCCTACTTCATCAGCCATAACTTTTGAAGGTGAGTGTATTCTAAAGAAGTCTTTAAATCCATCTTTAATTTTACCACCAACATCTTTAACACCTGACCAAATTGAAGAACCAATATTTTTCATACCATTAACAATACCTTTTACTATATCTAAACCTAATTGTCCCCAATCAACATCAGTTATCATGGTTTTAATTTTATTAATAAAATCTGTTATAGCAGTTTGTGCTTTTCCTGGTAATTCAGCAATTTTGTTTATAACATTAGTTACAAAATTATTAGCGGCATCTTTTGCATTTTGAACCATGTTATCTTTCCACTCAACAACTTTTTCAATAGTGTTATCGAACCACTCTTTAATTTTTGATGGCAATTCTTTAATAAAGGTGATAACATTTTCAACAAAATTTATGGCACTTTCTTTTGCCTTTGTCGCAAAATCAACACCCCAATCAATAACATTACTAATAATGTTTGCTAATGTATTAAGTATTTTTGGTGGTAATTCTACAAACTTCTTCATAAATGCTGCGATTATTGTAGGAACTGCTTTTGCAAGTGCTATTGCTATCTTTGGAACAGCCTTTACTATTTCCATAAGTACTGAAATTGAAACTTCAAATATTTTAGGTGCATTGCTTGCTAATGCTTCAACTATTGCTAAAATTATAGTAGGAATTTCTGGTATTAATGCTGCAATTAATTGTGGTATTGCTTCAACTATTCCAAGAAGTAACTGTAATGCTCCTTGTATTAATGCTGGTATTCCTGCAACTAATCCATCAATAATTGCTGTTACTATTGTAGGCAATGCCTTGCTTAATTCTTGAATTATTGTAGGTATAGCCTGAATTATTGCATTTAATAATTGAATTGCTCCATCAATTAACATTGGTATTCCTTGAACTAAACCACTTATCAATGTATTAATTATCGTTGGTATGGCATCTACTAATGGTGGTATTATTTGAGGTATAGCCTGAATTATTCCATCCAATAGAGTTAAAGCACCTTGAAGTAAATCAGGTATTCCTTGTAATAATCCATCTATTATTGATTTTATTATTTGTGGTAAAGCAGTGGTTAGTGCTTGAACTACTGTTGGAATTGCTTCCACTATTGCCATAAAAAATTCTGTTGCACCTTCAATTAACATTGGAATATTATTAACTAAATTTTCTATTATTTTTGGCACTATTTCTATCACTTGAACTATTAATTGTGGGATCATTGTTCCCATTCCATATAATAATTCATTAATTAGATCAGCACCAACATCTACTAGCATAGGCAACATACTTAATAAACTTTCTGTTATTTGTGGTATCAAGCCCATTATAGTAGTTAAAACACTTGGCAATGCTTGAACTATACCTTGAATTAAAGATGTTGCTATTTGAACTCCAACTTGTAATATCTTTGGCAGTGCTTCTGTTATTTTTCCTAGCAAGCCATCAATAACTTTTTGAATACCATTTTTTAATTGTTCTTCTGCTCCTTCTGTACCTGCAAATAATCCTTTTAATCCTTCACCTGCTTCTTTAAGTCCAGGAACTAAAGAGTTTAATAAATCAGCACCAAATTGTTTTATTAGTGTATTGATTGGCATTGCTACTTTTCCTACTTCTGCCATTGCAGAATTAAAATCACTTGTTGCTTGTCTTGAAGCAATTAAATCAGCATTTAACTCTTGATATTTTTTTGCTGCTTCTTCATAAGTTTTATTAAGAGTTTCAGTAATTAAAGTTGACCTTTCTTGCTCTGAATTACATGCTGCTAATTTTTCATTAAATTCATCTTCACTTATTCCAGCCCAATTAAGTGCATCTGCAAGTGGTCCTGTTACTTGTCCTACTTTTGCTGTTTCATTGGCTGCTTCTGTTAATCCTTCAAGTGGCAATGAATCACCAAATGTTGCATATACACCCGCTGCAATATCAGTCCATTTTGCAAGTTCTTCTTCATTTTGTGTAAGTTTTGCTAAATGGTTAACCGCTTCTACTGATTGATCCGTTTCGCCAAGAATACCAACCATACCTTCATAGGCTTTTTTCCCTGCTTCGGCACTATGTCCAGAAGTTGTAAATGCTGTTTCAAGTTTACCCATATCTTCTACAAATTCTTGACTTGCTGCCCCACTTGCCAAAAAGCCTCCAGCAAGTGCTGTAACACCTGCACCTAGCCCTTTTAATCCTGCTTTAGCAATACTTCCTAATCCTTTAGATAATTTTGATAAACTTCCTTCTGTTTTATCAGCACTTTGTTCTATTTCTTTTAGGCTCTCTTCAACTGATTTACCAGTTTTAGCAGCCTTTTTTTCAGCCTTAGAAACATCATCTAAAGAGTTTCCATAATTCTTTATTTCTTTTTCTGTTCCCTTAACTGATGCTTCTTGTTTTTTTATAGCAATATTATTATCTTCAATCGCTTTGGCATGATTTTTTTGAGCCTTGTTTGCTGAATCATATTCAGATTTTAATTTGTCGATATGTTTTCTTGCATTTTCAACTTCTTTTGATTGCTCACCATATCTATCAATAACATTTTGTAAAGCCTTTTCATGAATGTCAATTTGTCTTTTTAACTTAACTTTTTCTTCTGCTGCCTTACGTTCCATTTCTACGGTTTTCTGTTGCTGTTGTTCAAGTATAGATAGTTTCTTCTTCTCTGCTGTTAAAACTGTATTTAATTGTTCAATTTTTGCAGATAAACCATCAGAACTTTTACTCCAGTCATCCATACCAGCACTGGCTGCTTTAAATTCTGCATTTGCTAATTTAATGTCTTTATTTGCTTGTTGAATACCACTTTTAAATTCTGACAAATCAACTCTAAACTTTGTTGTTACTTCTTTTGCTTTAGCCATACAATCACCTCCTTGTTAAATCCAACCTCCAGTACCTCTCTTTCCAGTAACATTTTTCCTGTAAGTTGAATTAGTATTCTGAGCATTGTTAGGCTCAATATTATTTTCCTCTTTATAATTATTACTTCTCTGTATTCTTCTTATTAATTTAAATACTTCTCCACTTGGTGTATTCCATATAATAAAAGGATTTAGAGAATAATATCTTTGACATAAACTATCTATGATTTCAAACATAGATTGAGAAATGGGAACACTTTTTACTTGTGTTCCCCCATTGCGTTTTTTATTTCAGCAGTTAATTGATTTTTAGTTTCAACAAAAATTTTGAAAATGATTGGAACTAGTTTTGAAGTTGCTACTCGGTTTAATTCTTCTTCTGTTAATCCCTCAAAAATATCTAACATTAAAGGTTTAACTTCTTTTAAGTTTTTTAAGATAGCCATGCCTAAAGACATATCAAATTCACCATCGCTTACCTTGTCAAAATCCAATGTATTTAAAATATTGTCAATAACTCCAAAAGGTAAATCATATCCTTCTGCTGTATAAGTTTTTTCTATTTCTCTTTTATTTTCTTTTTTTGGTATTTGTAATTCTAATTTCATTTTATTTTCCTCCTTATCAAAAAAATTAGATTGTGGGTAATTCATATAAGATAAGGTATTATATGAAAATGTAATATTCCACTGTCCCCACTTATTTTATTATTTGAATACTTTGTTATGCACTTGGTGTGGGTACAAATGATGAAAGAGTATCAGGTGTTTGCACTGTTTCAAACCAATCAGATAAATCTAATTTAGTTCCATCATCTTTAGTATCCTCTAATGCAACATAAACTTTTCTTCCACCATTTGTGAATTTATGAGTTGTTGCAATACCTGTATATACTAGAGACATATTGTTTGAATCTGTTCCAGCATTTTTAGTTGTGTTAGTTTCATCAGGTATTTGGAAAGTTCCTTTTAAAGACCATTTATAAGTCTTAACTCCATCTGTTGTTTCACTAACATAACCAACTGCAAAGTAAGGATTAGTTACACCATCTCCACCACCTAGAATAGCACCAGTTGTTGCATCAATTTTTTGTCCTGTTAATTTTGCTAACATTGAATTTGTTAAGTGGTCTATTGTAAATGTTCTTGTTTCTGCTCCTACACCTTTTAAAACTAATGCTGGATTGTTGTCATAGTATTTTGTTTCGCTACCTTGTTCAGTTGTAACTCCAACTTCTGCAAGTCCCGCTATACTAAAAACTTCTCCAGTTTCATAACCAGTTGCATCATCTTTTGATACTAATGCTGCTACAAGATTTTCACAACCTCTATATTCTGCTATTTGGCTCATATTTTATTCCTCCTTCTTTCTTATAAAATATACATCAAACATTTTTGCTGTATGCGTTTTATTATCACTAGCAACATCTGTTGGATCATCAGTAATAATAAAATCACTTTTTTCTAATTCTTCAATTGCTTTATCAGTCATTTCTAATAAAAATGTTCTATCAGTACTATAAGCATTTATTTGATAACCAATATCATTTTTATTATGTTGATTATTATATATTTCTCCTCTAGCATTATCCCAACACCAATAACTAAAATAGTTTTCAGGTTCGGGATCATCTTTTGATAGAGTACCTTGAAGAATAACCTCAAATTCCTGGCTTAATTTTAGGCTTTCCAATACACTAACTAATTTATCTTCCACTATTCATCACCTTATCTAACTCTTTAGCAAATACTTCTTCTTGAATTTTTGCTATTTCTTCTTTAGTTTTAGTTCCATAAATAGTACTCTTTAATCCTTTTACTGGATTACTATGGTTTCCACCATACATTAGAAATATTGGTGTAATACCTTCATCTAAACTAAAACCAATATCAATTGTTCCATTAAATCCACTCCATTCAACATTCTTATCATCAATAATTTGACTTTCAGATTGTCCTTTTGAGTATTTACCTTTCGCTGGTAAATTTGACTTACTCATTTTTTCATGGATTAATGGTGTTATATAATCATGACTTGCTTCTAATGCTTTAGTTCCTACTGGAATTATATCCGCTCCTAAATCAGAAAATTGTTTAATCATTTCTTCAAGTCCATCAAATTCTAAACTAAACTTTTTCTTAGACATTATGCTTTACCTTTATTTCTTTTAATTTTAAATTTAAGATATTGGTGCATTTGGTCTATATCTTCTGGTTCGTTTAGAATTTCAAAGGTTGCATTATCTGATAATCTAACTAATAAGCAATCACTTTTTATATCTGGTCTAAACCAAGTTACTATATTTGCAGTATCTTCAATAATATATCTATCATTTTCTGTTCTCTCTGTACCACCAAAAGTTTTAAAATTACAATAGATAATTGGATCAACTGCATCTTTATAAATTGGCTTAGATACACCGCTTTTTTTCTCATATTTATCAACTATAAGAAGTTTCATTGGTGTATTTAACTGTTTTATTTCATTTGGCATATAAGACATAATTTATCACCTTTTTTCTCTTAACCTTATAATTTGCTTTTCAAAGTCTGGAGAATACTCATGAAGATTATCTTTATCCCATACACCTTTAGTAATAGCACCAATGGATGATTTGCTATTAACTACTTCTTTAGATACACCCATTCCCATCATATCTTCTTTTACTTCTGATATAAGTTGTAATAGAGTATCATCTTGATAATCTCCTGTAATTCTCAAAGACTTTTTCAATTTAATTAATAACTCTTGCTCATCCATTGGTTAATCACTCCTTTGTAATAGAATATATTTTTGCATATCCTAACTTACATATTTTTATTGCTCTATCTCTATCTACCTCTATTATTTCTCCTAAATAAACATCTCTTTTTAGAACTATGTCAAAATATTTGCTAATAGTAACTATTATTTTAATATGTCTTTCCATAAATCCTCAATTCCATGTTGTTCATAAGAAACTTTATTAGGTATTTTTTGATAGATATTATAAATATCTTTTTCTGATATATTCATATCAAATGGTAAGATATAACCATTAACACCATCTTTTATTTCCTCTTTTGCATTTGGAAACGGTGTTACTAATACTGGAACTCCTTGCATTAATGATTCATACATAGTTATACACATACTTTCAGTATCGGATAATTGACAAATATAATCATAACCAGTCATTAATTTGTTTCCTCTTTTAATAGAATTATGTAGTATCATGTTGCCATATGGTTTTACTCCAACTGGATTAGTTCCATATATATCCCATATATAAGGCACATTATACTTATCAAATAAATCACATAGTTTACACATTCGTTTATATCCTTTTTCTACTGATAGTCTAGTCATAGACAATATTCTTAATATCTTAATTGGTTTATCAGTTGTAATTATATTTGGTATAACTACACTATCTATTCCATATTCATTTAGATATGATTGTCTAGCACATTCACTTACTGATATGTATTTAGTATTTTCATCATATTTTTTTTGCTTTAAGTTCCAATATTTTCTCATTTCAGTCCAATCAGAATGTATCATTTGGTAAATCTCTTTATATCTAATATGTTTGAATACTTCCTCATCGACTAGCACACTTGTAACAATACATATATCACATTCAATAGTTTCAGTAGGATCACATATGACATTTGCATACTCTCCAACAATAAGTGCATTTTCATAATCTATACTTCTACAAACTAATGTTAAATCATATTGATTACCAAAAGTCTTACAAAAGTTTATTATAAATGTTTCTATGCCACCCACTTCATTAAAATAATGTTGAAGTAATACAACTTTTTCCATATGCTCACCTACTTTTTACTATTTGAATATTTTATTATGCACTTGGTGTAGTTCCACCTTTTTTAATTCTCATGAAACCTCTGTAAGAAGTTGTATTACCACCAGCAAATACTACTGCTTTGTAAGCAACCATTCCTTTCTTGAATTGGTAGTCATAAGATTTTTTAATATCAACTGGACTAAAGATTGCAGTTGTATAGTGTTGTGGGATACCATAGAACATAGTATAATCTCCAGCACTTGTTGCTGTTGCACTTAATGCTTTACAATTACTATTGATTACATATGGAACTGTATTGATTGTTTGGTTATTTAAATCAATTTTATAAGCATGATCTCCTACGTCATTTCTTACTAATGATAATGCAAGTAAGTCTGCTTTATTTAATACTAGAACTCCTTTTTGTTCTACTTCTTCATCTCCACCATAATTAAAGATGATTGTATTTAATGTATCTTGGTCTAATTTATTGATTGTTAAATCATCTGATTTAAGTACACAAACATTGTTATCAGCAGTAGATAAGATACCAGTAAATGTATTAGATGTTCCAGCACCACAAATTTGGTTATATGCTAATCTCTTTTTAAGTGCTACTTCTACACCTTTTCTAATTTCTGATTCATAATCAGCAGCAGGTAATTTTTCAGTTTCCTCACTAAATTCAGCATAAGCAGTAATTTTAACTTTATTAATTTCTGCATTTCCAAATTCAGTTTCAGCAGTTGTGTAGTCTGCTCCTTCTGCTGTTTCTCCACCTTCTCCATAAGATTTTACAAATGGCTCTTCATAACTTTCACCACCTTGTAAGTTTTTCATTTTTGTTAAATCAACAAAACTTGAAACTTGTCTGAATGGTGCAGTTGCTAAATCACTTGATTGATGTTTTGGTAACAAAATATCAGAACTTGCAACTGTGATTGCTCTACCTTCGATTAGGTCTTTTGCTCTTTTTTCAACTAATGCTTTTTGTTCTCTAACTTCTTTTTCAGTCATTTTATTTCCTCCTCTTTCTTCAAAACTTGCTACTTTTTTTAAGTTGTTAGCATCAACTTTTACCCAGTCAGCAGATCTCTTGACATCTTCTGATGTTGGTTCTTCATCATCATCTTCATCTTCTGCCTTTTGTTCCTCTTTATCTTCATCATCTTCTGATGTTGATTCTTCTTCTTTAGGTTCTTCATCTGCTCTAGGCTCTTCATCTTTTGGCTCTTCACTAGGTTGTTCTTCTAATTTTGCTAATTGTTCTTTAGCATCATTTAATTCAGTAAGAACTTTTTCTAATGTTTCACCTAATGCTCTAACTTCATCAGCACTTTCTGATTTCTTTACTTCTGCTCTAATATCTTCTGCTTCTTTAGTTTTTGCATTTATTACTTTTGTCAAATACTCTTTCATTCTTATTCTCCTTCCTTATATAGAATTTTAAATTTTAATTTTTCTAGTTCTAATTGTTCTTTAGCCCTATCTTCAGTATTCTCCAATACTGCTTCATCACTCTCCAGTGATGGTTGCAAGTTTCTTAATCGTTCTCCAACAATTTCCTTACTCCTTGCATATATAGAAGTCTGATCGTATGCTGGTAAATCTACTACCGCTACATCAAACAATCTACCAATCTTAGTAATGGTTCTTCTTGGTGTTTCTCCTGCTTTTTGCTCTACATTATCTTCAAGAACATTAAAAGCAAAACTCATTTTATCAAGTAAACCACTTTTAACACATTTATAAATATCAACATTATCTGTTGTATCTATTAATTCTGCTCTCATCTTTAAACCTTTATTATCAATAGTTAGTTTAAGACTTCCATTTCTAGTTCTTGCTAAAATTCCTTTAGCATCACCATGATTATATTTTAAAGGTACATCTGTTAAATCGGCATCATCTAATGCTTTTTTATCAATAACTTCATACCAACCCCATTCAGGATCACCTATTAAAGTTTCTTGATTGAATATAACAGGATATCCCTCTAAAACCATTTTCCCTTCTTCTTCTGTTGCTCTAAATTCAACATTTCTCATTTCTTTATCATTCTTCATTACTATCACCTACCTTTATAGTATCATTATTTGCTTCATCATTGTTATTATATTCACTATTTGAATCATTATTGTTTTTATTTATCGTTTTCATTTGATAATCGTTTGCTATATCACTTGATACCCAGTTTAAGAAACGGTATGTTTGGTCTCCACCATCAATAGGTGCTTCGCCAAACCAACTTCTTACTTCATTTGGTGTACAACCTTGAACTGGTAATAATACTTCTGCTAGTTTTATTTTTTTATCTGCATTCATCATTTGGATTCTATTTGTGTAGAATATAATTGTGTTTCCATTACTTCTTTCAAATGGTGTTAACAATACTCTGCTAAATGCTTGTCCTAAACTAATAACTCCGCTCTCTAATACTGTTTCATAGAATGCTTCTTTTTGTTCGTTGCTATAATCACCATTTAATATTGCTTCACTAACTCCATAATGTTGTAAGATTGTTTTTTTAAAGAACTCTAATGTATCTTTATCAATCAATTCACCATTAAATGGTATTGGAATATAATCTCCACCACTATCCAATGCAATAATTCCACTTTGATTTTCTTTTAACTTTTTTTCAAATTCTAATCTTGATTGTTCTCTTTCTTCTGAATTAATTAATCCACCATACTTTAAAATTCCATTTATAGTCAATGAACCTTCTACTGTTTTAAATGTAGATTGAAGTAGTTTATCGTTTAATTGTAAGTGCCTTAATAAAGCACTATTGTTTGGAACACCGTTTTCATCTCCACCCATATATTCATTAATACCATAATCTTTTCTCCAGTGAATTACTTCATCATATGGTATCTTTCCAGAATACTCTCCGTTTGGTAGTTGAAAATCAACATAAATAGTGCTGCTTTCATCTTCATAAAAATCTACTTTTCTAGGTTGTAATGGATACAATCCTGTATATACCTTTTTAGTAACTCCAGTTTTCTTATTATAGTACAAATCATAAGTTGGATAGATAAACACATTATCATAAGTTTCTCTTAAAAATGCTATCTTTCGTATAAAATCTGATTTTGTCATTAAATTATTTGGAAATTCCAATAAATTATTAATATTATTATCTGATACTTTAACTTGTTTACCTTCTACCGTTCTTATATGTCTAGGGTTTAATTTTGAATATTCATTTAATATCCTGTTTACAATAGTTAATACTGTATCATCATTCATAATATCTTCGCCAAATTGAGAAAATGAAGGTGCATATCCTCTTATAGAACTAGCCCATTGTAACATTTTGGTTGTAACCCTTATTTTTATTTTATCAAAAAATCCCATTTGTCCACCTCACTTTAAAGATTTCATATAATCATTTCTATATCTCATAAATATTGCATACAAAATAATTAATGTTACCGCTCCATCTATTCTTTTTGAAGCAGTTACCTTAATAGGCATTATATTTTGTTGTCCATCTATTTCAAAACTTGTATTTGACAAGCACCATTTGTCCATATCATTTAATCCATGAATTAATTGGCTTTTTAAATCTGCTTCAACCATCTTCATAGGAACACTCATTACATATTTACTTTGGTTAATCATTTCACAAGTTTCACCTTTGTTATATCCATAGCCATAACTTTTCATAGTATCCAAGAAATCTTTTGCAAATCGTTGGTCATATCCTAATTTGTAAACCATTATTCCATAGTCTGTATAAAGACTCTTAAACCATTCTGCTATTTTTGCTAAATCAATAGCATTCCCTTCATGAATATCACACAAACCATCTCTTGCCCATTCTTCATATTTTGCTCCTGCCTCTTTATCGTTGCTATCTTGTAATTTGCTTTGAGGAATAAAGTACTTACTAAAGATATACTTTTTATTATCATTAGGTCTCATTAGTAATATTTTTGCATTTGATAGGTCCGTTGTCTGTGATAAGTCAACCGCTCCAAAACAATAACAATTTTTAAAATCCGCTAACTGTGATTCTTCCTGGAGATATGTATAATCACTATCCATCAACCACATTTGAGTAGCATTTTGTTTTATGTTAAAGTCTTTTGCCAAAACAAATGCTCTATCTTCTGTTGAATATCTAGCCTTATTTAATTGATCTCTTAAATAATCCCATTTTTTTACTATTCCTAAAGTTGGATTGGATTTATACCAACTTTTTTCATCTTGCCATACTTCCTGCTCACTATCTTGTGTATATAACCAAACTAAATATGTATCATCTTCTATTTCACCATTTAAGACTTGTCTAGCATATTTTAATTCTTTATCTAAATATCCATCATAAACAAATCCTTCTGTGGTAATCAATATTAATAATGGTTCATCTTTTGTTGATTGAGAAGTTTCTATTGATTTAACAATTATATTGTCTTTCATTTCATGAACTTCATCTACAATTGCAAAATCTATATTTCTTCCTTCTTTGTTTCTAGTTCTATCTGATAATTTGAATATCTTGCTGCCATTTAATTTATTTTTTATAAATTGTAAGTTCTTATGAGTTATTTCTCCTTTTGGATCAAACATTTCTCTCATAGTATTCATACCATCAAATAAAATATTTGCCTGGTTATCATCATTAGAACTACAAACTATATCAGAACCAGAATTTCCTAGCATTAATTCACAATCTCCAATTGCATTGCAAGTTTCTGATTTTGTGTTTTTTCGTGCTATTAGCAATATTGCTTTTTTAAATCTCCTTAACCCTGTATCTTTTCTTTTAAAGGAATACAATGTTTCAAGAAAAGCCTTTTGCCATAACATTAATTGCATCGGTTTTCCATAAAAAGGACTTTTGGTTAGTTTAATAAAGTTTTCCATGAACTCACTTCTAAGTTCATAATCACTTGTATCATAGTAGTATCTTTCATCAGACAATTCTTCATAATACTTATCTAAGCCTGTCATCATTTCTCTTCCTACTATAATTTCACCTTTTTTTGCTTTATCTCTATATTCTTCTAAGCAATTCATTTTTTGGACTTCTCTCTTAGCCATGTTGCAATTGGATTTTCTTCATCACCTTCAAATTTACTTAAAGTGGATAACATAATCTTAATTTTGCTATCATGCCTTTGTGATGTATCACTATATATTTTGGTGAAATATTTTAGTTTTTCGGCTTCTTTTTGATTTTTAGGCTGTTCAACTGCCTTTATTTGTGGTTTTAATTTTTCTATTAATTCGTGTTCATGAATAAAATCATCAAACATTGATTGAACTATTTTCTTTTTATTTTCATCTACTTCTTTAAATATTTCATTCAATTGTTCTTTATTCATTTATTCCACCTTCTTTTATTATTTGAATACTTTCTAATAGATACTATTAAGAATAATATAACCTAGCAATTAATTGTTTGGCATAGTCAGTATCAATTCGCCAAACACTAGGCTTAAAGTAAGTGTTATCTCTCATTATTCCTTACATACAATCCCCTCCAACTGACTTCGTAGAGTATTGCTTTATTTAATATATTATTCTTAATACTATTTATTAACTTATTAGTAAGTACTGTACCAATGATATAAAACTTCCCAATGGTTGCATATGTTTTCGACATTACTAGTATTTATCACTTGACCTCGCAACAAGGCGATATATCATCAGTACACTACCTATTAAGTAGTGTATTTTATATGTAATTTTCGGATATTAAAATGTTTTTTCAAATTTTGATTTTTTTCAATCTGAAAAAGTTTGAAATTTTGGTTTGTGTGAGAAATAAG